GATGAAGATGCCGATAGAATGATTGAGAAATATAGAAGATCTTTTATTCGTAAAAATCTTTCTATAGACATGACTATAATTTCTGGCGATTCCCAAGATATGGATGATGAGGATGGGAAAAAGTTTCAAGTGGAATTAGAAATTATTGACCCAACTAAAATTGAAGAGGAACCCAAGTTGTTCAATATTATCAACAAAGTTTCGGATGTTTTAAAAATATTAGTTTAATGTAATGAAGTATCTATTGCTTACAATAATTGTTGCCTTTTTTCTACTAGCGCGAAATGATCTTAGAAATATGGAAGAAGTTGAGGGTTCAAAATATTTTTATTTGTCCGATGGTAAATCCCAAGATATTTATAATCAAATGAAAAAGGATGGACTTTCAGAACAATCCCTCAAAGAATTTGTTTATATGGAAGACAGGTTCCTTCAATTAGAAAAAATGTCTGTGTGCCAACAAATGTCTTACACAAGTGAAGCCACAGGAATATCTGAGAACATAAAGACGCGCTTCGGGCATTATGATTTCAGATATCATCAACATCATATTAAACAATGTTCTGAACCTAATCGTCTTATTAATAAGAAAATAGTTTGTATTTATTAAAACCTACAATTGAAAAAAGTTTTTAACGCATACACTAAAAATTTATGTCTTCCAGATTTCATTTCACTAGAATTTTGTATAACATATAATATTAATCCCTTGTCAGTAAGTTGGGTATTTCCTGCAATCCACTCCCTGGCTAAGGTGTCATCTTCAATTTCTAAAAAATGTTTGGGACATCTATATTCTAATTCAATTTTTCCCATTCCATATTTATGACATACTTTTCTTTCACGTTGTATATAATCTACAACAATTTCTGTTAACAAAAACAATATATATCGATGCGGATTTGGTTTGTAAGTATCGATATTTATTGGAGATATTGAATCAGCNTACTGTTCCAATATATACATTAACTAAGTGTGTTATTATTTTTTTAAATTACAATTGTTCGACTCTAGCTCTTGCACCGAATATTGTTGGTTGCACAACATTTTTATTTTTGCTTTTGCTTTTATTTTTATTATTTTTCAAGTTTCTATTTTGTAACATCTTTTCAATATTTTTTATTAAATTATTATTGTTATTTGAATTTGATGAAACTGGGGACTTACCCTTGGAGCTCTTATTTGTTGGTGTTTTGTTTTTCTTGGGTGGTCTTCCTCTCTTCTTTGGTTTGGGTGATGGAGTTTTATTTGGTGATGGAAGTTTGACCCGAGCAGCTTCAATCTTTTTACACAATGCTGGTCTCTTTTCAGAGCTGGTAAATGGAATATTCATCTTTTTCAAAAACATTCGGAGTGTTGCAATATCATAAGTTTTACACACTCTTCTTCCAATTTTAAATTTATCTCCATTTCCAGTGAAAATATATTCTTTTCCGTTGTGGGTAAAAGGAGCGTATTGAACTATTCCCAATTTATTGACAAGTTTAGCACAAATATCTTCTTTTCTATCTCCCTTTTTTATATTAATAATTCCTTGGTTTCTGGCAATGTTAGCCAAGGCTTCGCGACTGTATCTCATACACTGTCTAGAACCAATCTTCAATCCCCCGTTTGGATCCAAAACGAGACGCACATTTTGGGGTGAAGGTGTTTTTGATTTTGGTGGGGTTTTGGATTTAGCTTTTCCTTTTTTATAGCAACAATCGTAGCCTTGTGGGTTTTTACGAATGACTGGGAATTCGGTTGGGCATTTACCATTGACTGGTATTCTTGGTTTGGGACAAGTTGTTTTAACCTTTTTAGTTTTTTTAACATCTACAACATCCCTGAAATTTGAAATAATATTTCTTACACCCCCTAGTCTGTATATTTTGGCAATCATTTGTTTTAATTTTTCATATCCTTCAAATATTTTTGGAATACCTGTGACACCCTGAATCTGAACAACACCTGTTCTAGAGAATACATATTTTATACCGTTATTTTGGTAATATAACAAATCAATAAGTTCTGGTTCATATGACGCATTCATCATTCTCGCAACTTTGGCCAAGTCAAAAACCGCGCTTGTTTTTATTGTGGCTGATAAGTTATTGAATTCTAATGGGTTGTAAAGGAATCTTTGTCCTAATGTGTAGTTATCAATGATGTGTCTTCTAATTGATTCTGGTTCCGTGGAAAAATTATTTTCATCCACAACTCCCCCGGAAAATCTAATTTTTCCATTTTTGTAAACATTAAAACTTACATCTTTTGAGACACCATTTTTGGAAACAGTTATTTTGAATTGCACAGTGAAATATTTATCTGTAAATTCTCCTTGAAATCCTTTATTTCTTGTGACTTTAATTCCAGTTTGGAATCTTCCATACAACCCGTTTATTTCTTTGACATCAACGATAAGTCCATTTTCAATCATTGTGGGTTTGAGTGGTTTTTTAGAGACGAGAGTTAGTAGATCAACTTTAACAGAATCGTCATAATTTGAGTTAACTAAAACATTATACATCCCAACTCTAAGTTTTCCAACTTTTACGGGTGTATTATTATTTACTGGGCTAATGCTTGGTGTACCTGCAACTACTTGGTTCAGGTTTCCAAATGACCCCCTAGAAGAGACCGGTGTTACTCTAGCTGGTGTTACCCTAGCCAAGTTATTAAATGATATAGTACTTGAACGAGAAACTGGGCGCAGTGGTTGGGAATCTGAGCGAATAATGTTAACACCTGAATTTTTTACAAATTCTTTTAAGCTACTACGGCTCATTTATATAAGCACGGAAATTATTCTAATCGGAGTTGTAGAGTTCTTCTGAGACCACATCCAGACCGAAGATGAAAGGCCTGTTAGAGTATAACTTGCCATTATACATGTCTTCATGGTCCCTGACCTCAATATCTCTAGAACTAAATGGACCTGCATAGAAGTCCGAGTTGAAACGCGGCTTGCCCAAATTGTTTGCTTGGCAGTGTTGGTTGAAAATCTTGACGAAGATTTCTTGGGGACACTTGAGTTCTTCGCCATATTTGACATTGGTTGATTCCAAAAAGTTTGTAAGTGTGCTTGCAACCATAGCAACTTGTTTCTGAATATTTTTGAAATACGATGGGACAATGTTCCAAATATCCTTGTTTTTGTATTTTTGAGACATTTCTAAGTAGGCCCTGATAGATTTTTGAAGAATGTTAGGGATTTCTTGGTCTAGTTTATCTTCAAGAGTAGGGTCTGCATCCTTGACTTGCTTTGCAAAGTTCCAAGGCAACAAACGACGCAACACAGAACCAGAGTTGTCCCTCCAGTTGGGAACTTCATTACCACCCAAGCAACCTGGGGTGTTCCATTGGGCTGAGATGGCATTTTGGTGCTTTACCGCAATAGATACATCTTCTCCAGATACAATTGATTGAAACTCTGCTTGTTCCAAGGATAAATCACCCTTTACCTCTGGGGCGATAAACATGAACGAGTTGTAAATGGAAGATAGACCGAATTTCTTTTCAATATTGTTTGAAAGTGTCTTGACATCATCATTTTCATAAAATTTCTTGAAAACCTTTGTAATGAGAGTAGATTTACCAGAGCGGGCAATACCCTTAAAAAACGGAATGATTTGCCAACCATCCATATCATTCACATCAAAGCAAAGGCGACCACCCATGACATACACCCAATCAATGACATCTTGGTCAAACTTTTGATAAGTCAAAATAGAATCCATATATGGCGTTGGAATCTCTCTCCAGTCCTTGACTTCATTGAAATCTTCAAAGTGTTTATCAAAGTATTTACAACTCACAATAGTTGGGTCCAAACACTTGAATTCGGAGCTTTCATAGGTGTAGAACTTTGAATCAAAAATTCCCATATCGGGAGCAAACCTTTTACCGATGAAAATACCATTTTTGAAAGACCAAACATGTCTGTTCTTAGATATTTCAGGGAATTGCATGTCATTACAGTTTGAGAGATGGTGAATCACATCTTTGAACCCAGAGCCACGACTTGTGAGATTCTTCCACAGGTCAAAGTTGATTTCTTTTTGTGCCACACTATACACATAATCTTGAATACTCATAATAGTGTTCCAGGCCCTAGTGTTGTGTCCTTCAGGTGTTTTGAGTTGTTGACAGCATTGACCCTTGTATCTGCGAATGGTTTGTTTGTAAGTTTTGTCTAAAACACTGATAATGGCTTGTTGATATGGACTGAGTTCCTCTACCTTACCCATTGTGGTGCATCTAAAAAGTGAATGATCGGTTTCTGGATTAGCAGGTTGATATGTAGGATTATTAATCCTTTCATAAATTCTGGTATTCCTAAAAACAATATGAAAAGCATCATCTACTTGTTCAATAATGGAGTTTATTCTTTCTGAAATCTTTCTTTCATCCTCCAACTCTTTGTCTGAAATATCTAGGGCTCTGGCTCTGTGAAACAATGCACTCAATAATTCCAACTCTCTCTTTTGTTTGAGTGTGATTGTTTCAATGTCTACTCTCATAGGCATTCCAGTAGAGGGATCCAAATCATCAGGGTTGAAAAACTTTCTGTATCCTAATTGAAACGAGATATGTGAATCGTTTGTGGCGTTGATACACCATTCACTTTCAAGATATCCGAGATATTTGATAAATTGTTCTTTGTCCAGGGAAGAGATATGGTTTCTCCATTGCTCCATATGAGTTTCCTCAACGTTCGCATTTTCCTGAATATAGTGGGTTCCCTCCATCTTTTATTTAATAAATACAGGGGCGAAATTCTTAACTGTCTTTTTTAGAGAGGGTGGAAAGCATTTTAAGTAGTATTTTATTTTGGGTAGCAAGTTGTTCACCAATGGTGACTAGAGCTGAACAAACAGTGTCACCATCCTCTGTAGCGAGGGTGGCTGTCAAAAGTTCAGCCAAATCAACTCCGTTGTCAAACATTTCACCGTCGTAAACATTTTCCCCTTCGCTGAAATCTTCTTCGCCCAAGTCGTCTTCACCCAAGTCATCTTCTTCATGTTGTTCAATTTCCTCATCCTCAAATTCATCATCTGTTTCTTCTATATCTTCAACTTCTTCTGGCTCGGGTAGTTTTTGTTCAGTAGACACAGGGGGGGACATTTTTATATAAGAGTAGAATTTAGAAAATAAAAAATTTCGCAGCGCGGAATTATTTTAGGTTAAAAAAAAATCTTGGTATATACTATAAAAACTTACAATGGCTGGTGGTCTTATGCAACTCGTGGCCTATGGTGCCCAGGACGTCTACTTGACAGGTAACCCAAAAGTTACCTTCTTCCAAGCTGTCTACAAGCGACACACTAACTTCGCGATGGAAAACATCGAACAAACTGTCAACGGTACCGCTTCCAACAACGGTCGCGTGTCCGTCACTGTCGCCCGTAACGGTGACTTGATCGGTGACATGTACATCGAACTTCTTTTGAACGCTGCTGTTGGCTGCACCGGCGGTACCGCGGAACTCTCCGGTGCCTGGGCGGCCGAGCGTGCTGTTAAATCCGTTGAATTGTCAATTGGCGGTCAACGTATCGACAAACACTACCAACTCTGGTGGCGCTTGTACTCCGAGCTTTACTTGGATGAGTCCAAGAAGGCTGAATACGGTAAGATGACCTCCAAGGTTCTCACCGCGGCGGATGCGGCTACCCAAACCGCTTACTTGCCACTCGTTTTCTTTTTCAACCGCAACCCAGGTCTTTTCCTCCCACTTATTGCGCTCCAATACCACGAAGTCCGTCTCGACTTCGATTTGTCAGCGGAATTCTCCCACTACACTGACGGTTCCACATTCAAGGTCTGGGGCAACTACGTGTACCTTGACACCGAGGAACGACGCCGATTTGCGCAAAAGGGTCACGAATACCTTATTGAACAAGTGCAACACACTGGCTCCGACACTGTCACCGCCGGTGCGTCCCGCCAAGTTCGTCTTTCCTACAACCACCCAGTCAAAGAATTGGTGTGGTGCTTCAACAACGGTAGCGTTTCCAACGCTGCGACCTGGAACTTTACTTCCAACGCGATGACTGCCAACGCGGTTGTCCTCACCACCAACACCACCCAGTTCACTGGTCTCTCCCCAACCGCGGCGGGTACTGGTGCCCCAATGCTCCTTACCGGTACTGACGGTGGTGCCGCCGACTGGGTTGAAGATGGTGCCGTTGCGGATGCCACCCACTCCGTCGGTCCACTTGATTCCATGAAGCTTGTTCTCAACGGTCAAGACCGCATGAAGGAACAAAAGGGTAAGTACTTCAACCAAGTGCAACCATTCAACCACCACGCTGGTTGCCCATACCCAGGTGTGTACTCTTACTCATTCGCGCTTCGCCCAGAAGAACATCAACCAAGTGGTACATGTAACTTCTCCCGTATCGATAACGCGCAAGTCGCGGTCACCCTTAAAGCCGGTACCGAAGACAACCAAACCATGCACATGTTCGCGACCAACTTCAATGTTCTTCGAATCCAATCAGGGATGGGCGGTTTGGCGTTCTCCAACTAAGTTTAAAGAATATAATAACCTTACTAGATTTCAATATAAAATCTTATATCCTATAAAAAAATATAAGATTTTACTTGATAGATGAGTGGATGGACTTAAAGAATTAGTTCTAATATTTAATAAAATATGAACTATAAAATCGTCCCTTTCAACTCCAAAAAACTTGAAGGTGTTGCCTTCGCTATTGATGAAGATGACTACCATACATATGTGGAATTAATGCCAAGTTGGTTTCTTGCGGGTGCAAAAAATAATTATGCTACTTGTGATTGGCTTGGTTGCCCCGGCGGAAGAAGAAAAATACGACTTCATAGATTTTTGATGTTAGGTATAAATGATGATCCACTTGTTGTGGTAGATCACATAAACGGTGATACACTTGATAATAGAAGGTGTAATTTACGAGTTATTTCTAAAGCACAAAATGTGTCACATAGAGCAAATTTAAATTCAAATAATAATTCTGGAACGAGGGGTGTTTATTGGTGTAAAACAAATAATCGTTGGATTGCTAGTATAATGCACGAAGAAAGAGATTGGTGGAAACAATCTTTTACAGACAAAGAAGAAGCGATTAAGGCAATTGAAGAAAAAAGAAAGACATACAATGCAATGTGTGGAATTTCAGAAAAAAATATTCCGCGACTTGATGAATTAATTGAACCTAACAAAATAATGAAATCTTTGTATGAAAATTCTTCATATACACACAACAAACCAATACCCCAAGCTCGTGAAAATTACAACCAAAAGCGTCGCGATTTAACATCTAGTGCTAGGGATAGACGCAAGGAATACCTTTTATCTCAACCACAAACTCAAGAAATTGTTGAAGAGTTGCGTCGCATTGAAGGTGATGAAAGGCGTTCCCAAGCAAGATTGTCTGGTAAAAAAATGACATTGGAAGAGAAAAGGGCAAATATTAATGAAGGTCGTCGTTTGAAGGCTGCGGCAGAAAGAAAGGCTAAACGCGAAAAATTGTTGGCTATTTTAGAAAAAGACCCAGATGATGAGAAAGCTAAAACGGATCTCAAAAAAGTAGAAAGTTCTGAGAAATTGGCACAAAGTAAAATGGCTTTGGCACTTAAAAAACAAGCGTGCGAGTGAATACATCAAACCCCAAACACTTAAAAATTAAGAAATAAAATTATATAGATGAATCATTTTTTTAATTTGCCTCGGGCTCTTATTAAAATGACCGAATTAGATAAAAAACCACTTGGTAGATGGGCGCTTAAGACATGTGATGAAATAACAACGGGTGTGAATGCGGTGTATCAAAACAGAGACCATTGTGGTGATACAATTTGTAAAACACCTAAGCGTGCGAGTGAATACATCAAACCCCAAACACTTAAAAATTAGAAACTTTTTTAATACAAATGGAATTTAAATTTCGTTATTTGTGGATTTTCCCCTATGCGGTTTTAGTAAGTATGCCTTGTTTTATTGAGGATATTTGGGATGCTTTGTCTTGTCTTTATAATAATGTTTCANTTGAGACAATGTTTTTGTGTNCCGAATATGCTANAGAGGATGAGGATGAATCAGAATCAGGAACAGAAGAAAGTGAAAAGGAAGATTAAAATATTTTATTACAATAAATGACAAAGGGATNCAACTATATTATGAATTTTAATGTGAAGAAACAACCAAAAGTTCACGNCAATAAGAGACTAGCACNCCCAGACAANATAAGGGAGATGACAATGTCTAAAAAGAATTTGATTNAAAAAAAAATTAAATATATGAAGTCAAGAATTAACAANTTAAACACACCCCTTAATGATAGAAATACTAAAAATTTAATTTCAAATTACAAAAGTGCTATTAAACATCTAGAAGATTTCATTAAAAAATTTGAAAACTTGCGAAAAAATTATAACAAAACACATGTTTCTATTGCTATGTCAGTGGCTGAAGGTGTTCCCAAAAATGAAGCTGAGAGATCTTTCTCTAAAAATCTTGAAAACAGGGAAAAGTTACAGAAAAGAATGGAAAAGNCTTATACCAAATNTAAAAAGTATGTGAATTCATTGGAAGGTGAAGTTGCCACCGCTTATAAATATGCGTAAAAAAAATATTCAGTAGATTGTATATATAAAATGGCTGGTTCATTGAAACCTAAAGAAAAAAACAATAAATTTAACTTTGGATATATTATTCTTATTGTCAGTGTGATTATTATCGCGGGTGCTCTTGGATATGCGGCGTTAGAAAAAAATGCACCAACCAATTTGAAGAATGTTTAATATAAAAAAATAATTCATTAATCACTTAATGATAGAAGTATACACAGATGGTAGTTGTCTTCACAACCCAGGTCCAGGTGGTTGGGCGGCGGTTTGTAAGGGCAAATTTACATTAAAAGGTGGTTTCCATGCTTCTACCAATAATATTATGGAAATGACGGCAGTTGTTAAGGCTCTNGAGGAGTGTANAAAAATTGGTGANAAAGATGTGACTATTTACACGGATAGTAATTATGTTAAGTTGGGAATAACCCAATGGATACACAAATGGAAAACAAACGGTTGGAAAACCTCTGCTGGTAAACCAGTTGCTAATATGCAGTTGTGGATTAAAATGGACACCCTTTCACAACAGTTGAATGTTGTGGAATGGCGTTGGGTAAAAGCGCATAATGGGAACCCGATGAATGAATTGGTTGATAAATTGGCAAGGGAGTGTGCGACATCTATTGCTGAGGATAGCCGTCCCCAGGGACATCTTCGGGGTCTGGGCAATTAGGAATATCTGGGCATTCACAAGGCACAACATATCCAGATTCGTTTGCAAACAAGAATGGTTTTCTATCGTTTGGACCAATACTGTTATTTGGTGATGTTGGAACTGGAACACATCTATATGGAAATAACATACGAAGATATCCGTTTGATAACCTGAAAATATTATAACTTAACCCATAAATTCTTAGTTCTCTTCTATAAATATTTTGTGGAACTAATTTTACTTTAAATATTTGATTTTTTACTTGACTAAAGTTTCTTTGTCCCGTTGGTGCNCCNTTNTCGGGTTCTGTCGCGAATGAGTACGAATAAAACCTCCTACTCATTGGTGTTCTTTTATGGTGAAGACCACTTTGAATAGATTTTAAGAAAAATGTTTTTCCAGATTCTTCTGTGAGGACTTCTTCATTGTCTAATATCATTCTTATGTTATACATGTGTTCAAAATAGTTAATATTATCTTCATGGTCTATTTCTCTTCCAATATTATCATAATTGCACGCGGACAATATTTGGTCATTACTAAATCTTAAACACTGAAAAACAAAATAGAACTCTTTTATTGGATTTATAAAATTAGTTCTTGCTACCCAGTCNTATTCTCCTAGTGGAATAAGTTGATTATCTGCTTGTTGAACTTGGGTAAATGCGTAATCCCTACATGTATTCACGACTTTATATTTTTCGTATCTATCTAATAAAATGAAATCTGCGGTAAGTTTAAAATTTTTCACCTCAACTTTATCAAGTTTTTTTAATGAAACTGTTTTTATTGTGTGTCCACTTCCAGGGTCACCGGTAGAATAATAAATTGTATTTCCATCCCTTGACATACATATATGTATTGCATCTCCAAGTGTATTTTGCACTGGTTTTACATATTCAAGTAAATAATTACCTGAATCTCTTATATATGTTCTATATTCGCCAGCTGTAAATAATCCTACTACTATTCTTTTTCCATCTGAAGATATATCAAATGTAGCATTTGTTTCTAAACCAATAATTCTTGTTTGTTGATCTAAAGTTAAATCAAATATATATAACACAGAATTTACAATATCTAGGGCTATAACTTTTGTTCCATCACCGGATACTCTAGTATATCTCAATTGTGCAGTTGCATCACTCGCGGTGAGTGTTTTGTATATATATGGATTTTGGGGATCTGTATAATCTATTACTTTTAAAGTATTTTCAGAAGTAGTCACATGTAAAGGATCTATATTACTTGTAAACCCTACCGCAACTTTATTTCCTTCGTCGTCAACTCCAACTGATTGTCCGTATCCAACACCTAGATTTACTGTTGCAATTAAATCATTGTTTAGATATGAATAAACATTTCCATCCACTGGGTCTGCAACAAAAAATTCATTATATTTGGGAACAGTGGCTACACCCATACCCCTTGAATGGAACTGTGTACCTGTGCCAATAATTCTACCACTTGTAATTCTTTGATC